AACTTTTACCAACACCCGGAGGTCCAGTAACTACCATGCCACGCACAACCCCATCACATGACGCATATGTCATGTCTTCTAGGATTTGAAATCGCTCCCGTAACCGTTCAATGACTTGATCATCTGTTTCAGCTTGGGCGGCTTGGGCTGACACAACATTCTCTCCGTCTTCGAGGTAGTCGAATTCACTTTGATCGACTACTTTGATCCGAATGGATCGGTCCGGGAAACCAGGCACTGCACTACCATCAACTGTAATGAAGCTACCTGTTTTGCCTTGTTTAAATTCTTTAACTAATGGAAACACTACGTCCTTCACATTAATGTTACGGTATGTACCGTTTGCGATACGCACTTGCTTTTCTGTTGTCTGCATTGGTTCTCACTCCTTTTTAACAACTTATATAAACATATTAACATCTATGTATCTAATGTCAACCTTTTATTTCATTTATTTTTACATAATTAAACACAGTTTCTTTGCAGTTACTGAATTTACTAACGTCATGTGTTTTTACTTTACCAGTAAGTATAACATCTTTGCCTTCTAAAATACCAGCAATATCAGGTTCACGATTAAAGAAGAATTTACAGATGTTGCCTTTGGTATCCAAACAGGTCACCAAATGAATCGAATATTTTGCAATAAACTTTACATCTTTGATGTTTACTTGAAACATAAGACGTTCGCCAGCAGTACCAATAAATTCACTAGTTTTACGATATTGATCAAAGAAGTCGTCCAATCCTTGACGCTTGCTTAACACACGAAAACTATTTGGCAAACTTGCTAGAATTGCAACACCAAATCCATCAACTGCTTCGTCACTGAGGCAACGCAATACATTACCTTCAAAGTCATTTATATTGCCCATCATCTTTTTGGCAATCAGTTCATGTTTAAATTCGTCTACAATCTTATCTGCTTGTTCAACACAGTCTTCTGTAATTGTGAATTCTTCAGCGCCTTCTATACTCTGCATAAAGTTGAGAATACAAGTCTTGTTATCGTAAACACGCTTTTCATTTTCTCTGTCGTAATATCCAAACCCACTTTTGATAAAGCCTTGTTTGGCATCAACTGCAATAGCAAGTTCAAGTACTTGACGAGTATTATACTGTTGTTTTTGACGAGCCATCTTCTTATCCTCTGTTCTGTTTTACTAGTTTATAATAACATCAAGATATCTTATGTCAACCTAATATAAACAATAATAATAAAAAACCTGCAATAAATGTGAAAATAATTCTGCATATAAAACCCAGTATATTGCCTAGCAATCTAAAAATACTAAATTTTTTACGGGGAGGATTAGTGTAATAGATATCATTTATCAGATCATCTTCAGCCTGTTGTATTGTGATATCGTCTTTCATAGTGTCCTCAATATAAGTGGCGGAGGATGTGGGAGTCGAACCCACTCAACGCTGTTAGCGTTGTACGGATTAGCAATCCGCTGCATTACCGTCCTGCCCATCCTCCTTACTTATAATGTACACTATTTACTGAATAAGTCAAGTTGTTTTGTGTAATTTTTGACAGTTTCTACAGTCATTACTCGTGTGATCCAATTCTCTGCGGCATCAGTGACATAGTGACGACTTTTGTCAGGATATTCAATTCGACCTACAATTTGATTGTCTTCAAAAAAACTACACATCAAGTATTCGTCATCCACAAAACTAATGATTGCTTCTCGATTGTCTTTTTGAAATTTATTGTAATAGTCCATTAATGTTTCCTTTTGTATCTTACTTGGCTGGAACGATAGGACTCGAACCTATACTCTACGCTACCAAAAAGCGGTGCATTACCATTATGCTACGTTCCATTATGGTGCCCTGGGAGAGACTCGAACTCTCACGCCGTAAAGCACAGGTACCTAAAACCTGCGTGTCTACCATTTCACCACCAGGGCTAAGTGGTGCTCCCACACGGACTCGAACCGCGGACCTATTGATTACAAATCAATTGCTCTACCAGCTGAGCTATAGGAGCGTTTTTATTATGAGAAATGTTTGTTTAACATTTCAATGCGATCTTCTGATGCAGCCATTTTATCCAGTTCTTCTTGGATTGCTTCTACAATATCACTGTGTTCGCCAATACCAACACTTTGATTCATATAAACTAAAATATTTGTTTTAGCACGTTCTAGCTCGCCTTCAGCATGCATACGTGCGGCTTTAACTAATTGAGCACTCATACTCATTTTACATTCCTTTCATTATATTTTATCATAATTGTCCATTCTGGGTGTTTGTTAACAAGTTCATTTGCTTCTAACAAACTATCATAGGTATCTATGATACTTCCAGTTTTAAGATTCATTACATAATACATTATTCGTGTTCGCCGCCGTAACCACGTGAATTGATTCCGTTGTCTCTACGGAACGCATTTGGATTACGTTTGGCTGTTTCAAATGTTGCTACTGTTACTGCAATAGCTCCTAGCAATAGTGTGTGTAGCATCATACTAAACACTCCTGCCCACATGCTACCTACAATGATAGCAAATACAATACACCACATCCATGCCAATACTTGCATGATCATATGTCGTGTGCTGAAGTCCGGAATGTTGCTTAGTGGATTTCGTTTATGGTCCATTACTACATTCCAGCAATTAAATACCCATTCTCTCATATCTTTTCCTTTTTCAAATGTTACCTTTAAGGGATAATGTGCGTCAACAGTATCTCGATAATCAATTGCATCGTATAGATCATAGAACTTACGAACTATTTTCTTATCTTTGAAATATGCTGTTACTTTGTACATTTTACTTATTCGTTTATTGTTTCATTATTTATGGTGCGCCCGGTAGGATTCGAACCTACAGTCGACCCGTTATGAGCGGGGGGCTTTAACCGTTAAGCTACAGGCGCTGTTTTGGTACTCGCACCCGGACTCGAACCGGGACGCCATATGGCCACAGATTTTAAGTCTGTTATGTCTACCATTCCATCATGCGAGCGTTATTGGCCTGCCCTAGAGGATTCGAACCTCTGACCTAGTGCTTAGAAGGCACTTGCTCTATCCAGCTGAGCTAAGGGCAGTTTAAATCCTTTCTTACGCTACTAGTTCGTAAGGCTTGTTCCATTGACCAACATTGATGTCAGTGTAGTGACTGCGACTGAAGTAATCAGACATTGCGTCATCGTCGTTAAAATACTTAGGACCTTTCATAGCCGCTAACAGCTCATTTAGAAAGTCACGCTTGACGCCATCATAGTGGCTATCAATCCAGTATTCGTTAACTTGACAGTATCCATCACCGTGTGTAAAACTATCGCTAAAATCAAGAGCGCCTGCTTTAATATTCACAGCAAGTGTTGAATGATTACGAACAGCAATACTAGCTTTCATTTTGTATTTTTTTAATACATCTTTAATTGCTGGTGCTAGTTCTTTTTTCATCTTTTGGGATACATATGCCATTTTCGAAGTCCTCTTCGTTTGTTTAACTTACAATAATAATATAGCAGTAAGACGTCTTGTTGTCAAGAAAAAAAGACGTCTTTTTTAATCTTTTTTTACCATTCTTTGAATGTACCTGCATCTTCGTTATCACGATAGCCAGCAGTATAAGCAGTGATTTGCTCGGGTGTCATATCTTTCATTTCGATACGAGTACCTTTTTGTGTACCTTCGGGCCAATAGTGAGGATCAAAGCTTCGTCCATAGTAACTATCAGCACCGCCCCTATCATAGGGTCCGCCATGTATTTCATCGTATAGTGGCAATTTAGTTGAAAGTTTTGCTTCAACATCTACAGGTAAAGACGACATTACGCAGCCTCCTTTTCTCTACAAATATTTTCGATATGCCGTTCAATAGCACTATCGCTCCAATTAGCAAAGTCTAAGGAACGTGCATAACCTTTACTGACATAATCAGCAGTAATATAGTACGCATCTTCTTCTAGTTGAATACGGTTATATTCTTTAAGAGTACCCGAAGGAACACGATCACTCCAATACTCAGTTTCAGTTGCCGCAGGCATCATGCCCATCCAACAACCAGGTTGCTTTGAAAACTCTTCAGCTTCCTTGCGTTGAGCGTTGATATAGTCAACTAGTGCAGTTTCCATATTATACATTATGCTACCTCTCCAAACAGTTTTCCCATATTTTCGAACACTACATTATAAGCATTCACTTCAGCTTCATACCACTCATAAAAGTCTTCATCATCTTCAAAGCGTTCACTACCACTGGCATGTTCATCCCATACACGTTGCATAGCATTCATACCTTCAAGTGCATCACCACGACCAAAGTTTGTGATTGTGTTCCAAGCACTAGTAAAATCTACTGTGTTTTGATAAAAACTAGGGATTCTAAACATCGTGTATTCCTTCTTTGTTTCTAACTATACATATAATATAGCACCAAGAAGTCTTACTGTCAAGTCTTTTTTTAAATTATTTGTGTTTTTTCGTGTCCTACACGTATTTGTGGATCTACATATATGTCTATGTCCAGTTGTTTTGCATCCAAACACCAAGCAACATCTTCACTACACATTTCATAACCCTGTGGTACTTGTAACTTTTTAGGTGCAAACCACGGATATTCCATACGTTCAAATACACCTTGCTTAACCAACACCCAACCAAATCCAATATAATCTGCTTTAAAAGCAAACTTACGTTCTAACATTTCTTCTTCTTTTATGAATTGATAATGTCCGTGTTTGTTAAAATACTCGTCATCTAAGTTTTCTACAACTGGTGTAAATCCTTGAGGTTGACTATACCATCCACTAGCAACATCACAATCCATGCTTAGTAGTTTAGTAAAATGTTCTACTGTGAATACTTGATCGCTGTCGATCCACATCATATAATCATATTCTATACCATTGAATGGCTTTTGATACATACCTTTAGATACATCTGCACCTGCTACTTTACAACGAGCAAAATTTACCATACTACTGTGTTGTTGACTTAGTATGGGTTGGTGTCCATTTTGTAAGCACCAAGTCCATACACCTGTAAATGATTGTAAAAATATACCACTATAGCTATTACCCGGTAAACAAAATACTATTCTCATAAACTCACGTCCTCTAATCCTGCAGCTCTTAGTTTTACAATGTTATTAATCTGAAACTGTTTGGCATCAATAGCTTTAATTAATCCCATAAACTTATTACGAATCAATGCTACTTCATTAATAATATGCTGTTGGTCAATAACTTCACTTTCGCTGTCAGCATACTTTTCAGCATCTCGACTACTAAGTGCTTTGTTATATCCTTCTAGATATTTTCTATAATGTTTGTTGCGTATTTTGCGCATCTCAATATTAAGATGTTCAAGTATAGCTTCTAGTTCCTGTAATTGATTAAAACGATACTCAACTATTCCAGGCATGTCACGTGAGTGTTTTTCTACATTACCTTTGAGTCCACAATCTAATCTTGCTTCATCTAGTTGCTGTTCGAAGTAATCAATCGCAGGAACAATATTAGCTATATTTTTCTTTACTTTACTATACCAGCTCATTTACCAATCATCGTATTCATCCGAGTCCTCATCAATATCATCATATGCATCTTCATAATAACAATCTCTGAGCACTCTGTCAAGTGTTGAGTCGTAACCAAACCATTCATCGCATACTTCATTTAGATCGCAGATATTTTCGTTGATCACAGTTAAGAACTTTTCACATGCAATTTCTTTGTCTTTGGCACTAATATAAGGTTTCATAGACAGCCACATATCAACGTATGCGGCTATCTCACTGTCATTCATTTTCATTGGTTAATTCTTCCTTGGGTAAGACGTCTTGTTCATCGTCGATATTTACCTCCGGAAGGTCTTCTACAGCGTCTACGACATCATCGTCCCATTCGCTCATAATAAGATCCAAAGCATTATCTTTGTTAGCATTCCAAGGTTTGCGGAACATTTTAATTACTTCGCCTGTTTTAGGGCTAGTGTATTCTAAACTGTTACCACTCTTCTTTAGAATCTCTTTTGCTTCAAAGAATTCAACAAGTCCACTATATGGACTCATTCCTGTCTCATATGGAATTTCTACTTGTACACTTTCAAAGGGTTTAGCATAACGTGTTTTCATTACCTTACACGCCGCTCGAATACCATGTACTTGTGATGTTTTGTTACCATCTGCGTCTACTTTTAGTTTGAGTTTACGCATAGCAATAACAATACTACTTGCATAGATAAAGCCTTGACCACCTGAGATTTTATCATCCGGGTCAAACATATCTTGTGATGCATATGTATGGTTAGTTGCTAGTAGTCCTACGTTAAATTCACCAAACATGTTAACTGTGTTACGAACTAATGAAGTTAGTGCTTTGGGCTTACGACCCATATCACCTTTCATATCACCTTTTTGAAACTGATCAACATCAGTTGGTGTTAGTAGCATACCCAACGAATCAACTACAAACAATACCTTAGGACGATCTTCATGATCTTTGTCTGTGTATTCTGATTTGTAGTCTTTCATAAAGTCACTGATAGTTCTAGCAACATCATCGATCATACTCATATTAAGTTTGAGTAGTTTATCTTCTGCTGTATCAACGTCTAGTGCATGCAACCATTTTTCATCTAGTGCATTTTCACTGTCAATTAGTACTACAAAGATACCTTGCTCTTGTGCTGACTTGATTACATTACCTGCTGCAATATAACTTTTGCCTGCACCCGATTCACCTGCGAGTACTGTTACTTTACCTAGTGGAATACCTTTTTCAAATTCTCCACTGATTAGTTTGTTTAGTGTGTAATTACCTGTACTGATCCATGTGTCCGGATCATTAAACCCAACACTTAGTCCGGGCACCGCTTTGGTAATACTTTTGCGGAATTTACTTACGTCAAAAGGCTTTGCCATTAATTTCTCCAAGAATATAATGTAGGCGACTATTGCCGCCTACTGTGTTAGATGTTTTGATTATGCTCCGCGATTACGAATTGCTGCCAAAATGTCTTGCGCACTTGGCTTTTCACCACCATCATCTCCTGCTGGTGCTGTTGCCGCTACTGCCGCCGCTACTGCTTCCTGTTGTACAGGAGGAGTAACTGGAGTAGGTGCCGCTTCTGCTACTGGTGCAGGTGCGGGAGTAGGTTGCGGAACACTTTGTGCCGCAGGTTTGGCCGCTGAATTGTTTGGCGCACTGTTAGCAGTGTCAATTTGTACACCAGCTGGACGATAAAAGTTACCGAACAATTCTGGATCATACAGTTGACCATCAACGCTTGCTTCAAACATTTGACCAATTGCAGTCAATTCAGCTTCAGTTGGCTGTTTAGGAAGAAAATCATTTAGATTAAACAACCCATGTGTGTCAATTGCTGCACGTTCGTTGCTGTCTAAACTACGCTCTCTACGGCTCCAGCTAGACGTTGAATAGTCTGCATACTGACCTTTAGTTGTCTTTGTTAGACGGAAATCAGTACCTTGTTCAATATCTGTTGGAAGTTCAGTGAAATCACTGTCCATCAATGCACCTTTAATGATGTTAAAGATACTTGGATTGATAATAAACCTACGAATTGGATTGTCAGGAGTAGTATCTTCTTGTAAACTGTTTTCAGCTACAAAGCCTTGGAATACGTAACTACGCTTTTTCCAATACTTACGACCCATGTCTTCTAAGTTAGGATCTTTAAACCAGTTGCGTACTTCTGCGAGTACTGGGCAACTTCCTACCGGACCCCACATTTCGTTACACGGAACGTTCACTGTAACTGCACGACTGTTTGGGTCGCCTTTTACACCTGAAAATCCTAAACGAATCATTTGACGCTCACGCCAAAAGTAAGTATTACTCGAATCACCGTCTGGTAAGAAACGAATTACACTTGTTGAATTTTCTGGGATATTCCAAAATGGGAAGATAGCGTTATCGCCACCTGAGCTAGATCCGCCTCCGCGGTTTTCTTGTTGTTGTAATTTTGCACGAATTTCTGCCAATGTTGCCATAGTATTTCTCCTATATTTTGCCTATGTTTATGCCTAAGTATGCCTTTGTGACCACTTATGTAATCACTATTATATGTGTATTTTGTGAGGTTGTCAACTAAAAAGTTTATCGAAATCGTATTTTGTAAATGCGCCTTCAAATGTTTGTTCATAGTTCTCACTGGGTACACGGGTTGTTTCACT